GTTCCAACTCCTCAGTAGAGATAAGGGCAAACATAAAATCAGCAGTGGCAGGAAGACCAAAAGACTCAGAAGTATCGGTAAGATCTGGATCACTATTGCCAAAACCACTACGAGTAGTCTGAGTAGCACTGACAATAGGAACCCCACATTCCACAGCAAGACCCCGAAGCTCCTCAGCAATCGCTTTGACATACGTGTAACTATTGACAATCGCACCTTTGTACCTCACACTTGCACAGATATTAAGATAGTCAATGAAGATGATGTCAGGTTTGAAATCTTTCTTCAATTTGAGATCGCTCAAGAGTGCCTTGAAGTGTCCTGCATGTGCAGACGCTGTTGGATACTCTTTGATAATAAGTTTTCCCTGAGTCTTGCGAGCGATCTCCTGTACTTTACTAGTGAAGAGAACCTCAGGTAATTCAACAATATCTTTGACACTGACATTCAAAAGGTTTGCGTCAATTCGTTCAGCAATCTTTTCCTCTGCCATTTCACATGTAATATAGAGTACGTTGTACCCCTGTGTGAGCGCGGCACCAGCGCAATGGCACATGAATAGAGACTTCCCGACGCCCGTTCCAGCAAGAGCGACATTGAGAGTCTTGTTAGAGAGACCACCTTTTGTAATGAAGTTAAACTTTTCGAGATCAAAGGGAACTTTCTCTTCTTTTCTGTGATAGAACTCATAGCGTTCTTCTGCTTGCTCCGTGTAACTGTGTCCAATGTGTTCATCAAAAGATACCGCTAGTGCTTCTTGTAGAATGCTTGGTATCGCATCCTTTGATATTTTTTTATCGCCTCCATCTGCGATCTTGATCGACCGCATAAGGGCGATGTATATAGCTCTGTCTTGACACCACTTCTCTGTGGCATCGAGGAGCCATTCGTAGTCAACCCATTCGTCCGTAAGATCGGATACCGTCTGTATCGAATCTTTGTACGCATCGTCAGTAAGGTCACTACGATTTTGGAGATTGATTGAAAGGACTTCTTTAGTAGGGATCTTGTCATACTTAGCAGCGAAGTCAGCAATCTCTTCATAGACAATCTTCTCATGATAGTTTTCATAATATTCTGCTTTTAGAAAAGGAACTACCTTGCGATAGTATTCCTCATTGTAGAGGAGGTTTCGTAAGATAGTTGTTTCAATGCGCTCAGTTGCCATAGGAGAATTCTTTCTTTGCTGCCTCTTCAAGTTGTTCCATTACTTCGGGGGTGAAGTATTTTTCGGGATCAGCAAGTACAGCAGAAGGATAAACGGAAGATTCCCCAATAAGAACCCTATTGCCGTTCTTCCCGAAGACTCCGTGCTCGATACCCAGTTCCAGTAAGCCGTAGTATTTGTCAAGACCTCGCTCGTCAAAAAATAAGCGTGTTGCAACTTTACTTCCCTCAATGGTTAGACGAGACTTCTTTGCCTCGCATTTAATAATGTTACCAATGACTTCTTTTTTGCTATCACGTTCTTTACTTTTTGAAAGATAGATGATAGTAGAAGCAGCATACTTCAATCCAGTGCCACCTCCCATTTCCTTAGTGGGAACATAGGATCCAATCACATCATATGTATGATTAGTGACAACCATAGGAACTTGTGCTTGTCCAAGTTTCAAAGTCAAAACACGGAAAGCACCTTTGATCAACTGAGATTTGGTCATGTCACGAACCTGTTTGTCGTTAGCAACATCTTCCATCTCCTTGGTGGTTGAAAGCATACCAAGAGAGTCTAGCACAAACATCATGGGAACCCGTTCTTCTTTAGGTTCTTTCATGTATTTGTCTAGGATGCGACAAGCTTGAGTTCTGAACTCTTCAATGGTAGCAACAGGCATCATAATCATACGATTGCTATCGATGCCACGCTCCTCAATCATCTCACGAGAGATTGCAGACTCGGACTCAAAATATATAACTCCGCCAGTAGGATTATCTCGAAGGAAATTACGAACGACAGAAAGAGCAAAGAAAGTCTTACCTGTGCTTGATTCTCCTGCCAAGGCAGTAACCTTGTTGGAAGGAAGACCTCCAAAAAGCGAACCACTAACAAGGGCATTAATGATATAAGAACCAGTGTCAACGTAAGATGTAATGTCGCCAGCAGCAACCCCCTCACTAACAACACTAGCAAACTCATTGCCTGACTCTTTGATTACAGTATCTAGGAATCCCATTGATCTACTTTCTCCTCATAAAGATGTACATATTGATAAGACTGCCCCATGAGTTTTGCAAACGCACGAGCAGTGTTGTAGTCCTCAAAGCACTTGATGTCCTCTGGTCCTACCTGACCAACAACATGGTTGGTCCAAGTCACTACAAAGATTTTCTTGCTCATGAAAAGAAACTTGAAATTGTAATGGTCTTTTCGTGTTGCCACCCAATACATTGTAGCACGTTTTTGAGGGGATCGAGAAATGACTTTTCAAACTGTGTCTGATAATCGACATACTTTTCAATACCAAACTCCTTTGGCAACTCACCAAAGAAACTGATACAGTTCTCATGAATTGGATTTGGTGTCTTCAGATACATGAACTTGATCTTCTCACCCTCCTGAATGAGTTGATGCTTGTTCTCTACTTTGTGTTTTCGCACGTAGTGGTTGTAGAGCAGAGCACCTCGCACATGGATAGGGGTTCCTTTCTGGTAGATCTCTGTTGGATGACGGTACTTAGTAAGATTGTTAACTCCTCGTGGGAAAGCAACTTCCTCATAAGGTCGCAGTCTCGTTTCTGCTCGCACGTCATTGATGAAATTGATAAGTTCATCATTTGTTTTGCCGATAATAATCTTAAATGCTGCATACAACTTGTCCCTAAAATATGCAGGAGTAGAACTCCTAGCGGTCTCAAGACCCATGATCTTCATCTTGGGTTCTTTATATCTAACTCCCTCACTATCCCATACGTTGAGAATGTAACGCTTCTTCGCAGTCCAGATACCACGGTCAGCGATGTTCTCACGCTTCATGCTCATTTTTTGTTCATATGCCGAAACGTAATTCGCAAGTTCCTGATAAGAGGATTCGATGAATGGTTCCAACTTTTCTTGACAGATCTTATCAAGAATGGAAACAATTGCTGCTTTATCGCCAGACCGATTACTAAAGAATTTAGTAACAAGAGGTCCAAGATTAAGATAGATTGAGTCGGTATCGCTAGCGATGACATAATCTACGTCCTCGGTTTGCAAAAGTTTATTTAGATATCCGTTCATCTTGTTCTCAATCCAACGGATCGAGACTTGACCAGATAATGTAATCGCCTCAGCATTAGCGAGACGGTAATAACGGAAGTGTTCATTGCCGATTGCACCATAAGCAGAGTTCAAAGAGATCTTCTTTGCCATCTGAATATTGTTACATCTTGCAATCTCTTTCATGAGTTCGACTGTAGGTGTCTTCTCATATTCCTTCTTAGCAGCAATCATCTTTTTCTTGAAGATGACGCGACTGTCATACATCTTCTTCATCATCTGAGGAAGGAATCCATGTATGTCCTTACGATACTGTGCGCCGTTTGCACATACAGCATACTCACCATCAATCTCTACTTGCTTCGAAAGTATCTTATCAACGGTTGCTGTTGAATGTCGGGTATCTTGGAGTGTCTCTGGCGAGATATTGTACTGCATAATAAGGTGAGGGTAGAGACTATTAAGGTCAAAAGACACAACCCAATCATAGAATCCAGGAATCGGTTCTTTGACATAAGCCCCCGCATACTTCTCAGTCTTAGTTGCACTCTCCTTCTTAGGAGGGATAGCGATCTTACGTTTTAGAAGATCGCAGTAAATATAGTTATCCCACATGCGAACCTGACTAAACACATCTTCATAATTCACCTTGGCGTCATATGCCATGGTGTATGCCAGTTCAATCAGTTTCATCTTGTCGTCTAGTTTGTCCACCAGGCGAACGTCATGAATGTTGTATTCGATGAACTTCTGCCAGTCATTCTCATAGAACTCTTTGAACGTGTCAAACTCAGAGTGATCTAGTTTCTTCTCACCCAGTTCGACAGAGCAGATATGATCCAGACGATAACTCTCTTGATTTGTATAGGTGAACTTCTTATACAACTCAAGATAGTCAAGGCAAGAGATACCAAGGGTGTCAATAGCAAACTGCTTGCGACCCTTGATATAGATCTCACGCTGCGACACAAGTTTCCAAGGCGACAGCAGTTTTACAAACTTCTCGCCCAACACACGATCAATGCGGTTGTGGATGTACGGCATGTCAAACAACTGCACGTTCCAACCAGTGATTACATCTGGAAAGTTTGCTTGCCAGAAGTCAAGGAACGCTCCCAACATGCTCTCTTCTGATCGGAAATGCATGTAGTCCACCATGGCGTCCTGGTTATTGAATGGACGTGCCCCGAACACAGTAATGCGACCAGAGAAGCTGTCCTTGATACTGATGGCAAGGATCTCCTGATCGGCAGTTTCGATATCTGGAAATCCGTTTTCGGCAGCGGTTTCAATATCGATCGTAAATACACGGATCTTTGAGGAGTCGAACTTGAGTTCCTCCTCAGGATGCTGTTCAGCAATGTATTGATACAAGAACCTAGAGTTTCCATAGATCTCAAAGTCATCTACTTCTTTGTATTGCTTGATAAAATCACGTGCTTCCGTAATAGAACCAAACTTGTGTGGTTCTACACAGTCACCCTCAAGTGTTCTCCATTCAGAATAATTCTTTGTAGGCAAATACAGCGTCGGGTTGAAAGGAACCCTGACGCTGTAGCGATTGCCATTCTCATAACCACGTACAAGCAGACGGTTGCCTGCTTGCTCAACACTAGTGTAAAACTTCATTCAAGGCATTCAATATAACGAGCAAGCAGTTGCTTGCTTGGATTGGTCACAACAGTCAAGTCCGAAGACCTGATATTAAACTCACGCTCAGCAGCATGTGGTGCCCATGGAGTGATCTGACCATCACAGTCTACAACATAGGGTTCTACCATCCAGACATCGGGGTCACCTGGCAAGGTGTCCCCTTCAACTGGTTCTACTTGAGCAATGATCCACTCATTCTGCAGTTTGATCAGGTTCGAGGATACGTCCATTTTCATCTACCTCAAAGAAAATTTGGTTTTCTGTAATCCCGATCTCTTTGAGTCTAGTGACAAAGTTATCAAGGATATTGTTGTCGGGATAAACAACACTAATAATATGCTCACCACTTAGACGATGTTCTTCTACAGGAGAGAAAGGACACCAGCGAGAATAATTAATTGGGATAGTTCCATCCTCATTCAGTTTTCCAAGTTCTAGAGTGTATGGATATACCAAACGATATCCGATAACTTTAGCCGCTTCATCTTCAGTGCGAATTTCACTGAACAAACAAAGAACTCTCTCACCAGTAGTGAGAGTCACAATGCGAACATTATGATTAGTCTTCAGTTCCTGTTGCTGTGTCTGTTCTGTCATTTTCTAGTTCCTTTTTCTCCGTGATTTTTTGTTCGTATGCATTTTGCAGTCCTGGTTCAGGAGTGCTGATTGTCATGACACAATCATAGGGAATCTTAAACTGCCAGTCAGGCGTGTAAGGATTCCATTTACTAAACCTTACTTGGTATTCCATACCATGTTGTTCAGTCAGATACTGTGGTGTCTGACCATCCAGGTTTAGGATATAAGGATCTTCCATCAAGAGACAGATACCTCGTTTGTTATCTCCTTCTTCATCGAAGATTTCTTTCAACTCAGTGATAATACGATCACCAGTTTTTAGAGTGACAACTGATACTGACATAGTTTACCATCGATTGTTTTGCTTGTCAAAATAAGTTTCCATAGGATTTGTTTCTAGACATAATGTTGAAGGATATAGAAACTTTGTGGTCTCCAAACGACACAACAGTATGCGGCAGAGAAGATGGAAAAATAATTACTTCTCCTTCTACGTTACCAGAAGTTTCGTAGTTCTGTTGGAACAATTGATGTCCAAACTGAGAAAACACTGTGCCGTTTGTACCCTCTAAATGCAGAAGGTAGATCCCAGAAAATGTAGATGACGGATGTGTGTGAGTTTTATGCCAACACTGATCGTCCCTGTATACATTATACCAGATGGACTGAAGTTTTGACTCTTCAGGTTTATGTAGAATACTCAAATTGGGGTCCTCTAGCATTTCGCTAAAGGGACCCCAAATAATATCATTATAATCTTGTTCTGTCAAGTCAACAAGAATATTATCTTCCTCAAAATAATTTGTAATAGAATCTCTATAAACACCAGAGTATGTAATACTCTTTTCATTCTCATATATTTGAGGAAGAAGTCTACTCTTCAATTGTTCATGGTTTCTAACTTTTGTCCAGAAGATAAAGTTAGAAGGAAAATTATATAACATAAACTAGAACCATTTTTTTCTTCTCTGTTTCTCTGGTAGTTCTTTTCTTAGCGTAACAGTAAGTAGACCATCAATAAACTCTACGTTCTCAACTTCTACATCATCTGCCATCTGCCAGTTCTTAGAGAATGTCTTGTAGGAAATTCCTCTATGTGCATAGTCTCGTTCTTTATCTTCACGAGACTTGCGAGCAGAGACTGTCAGAACATTTCGTTCTGTCTCCACTTCGATATCTCCTGCTGAAAATCCTGCAAGAGCGATTTCCAATATTGTTCTACCATCAGATCCATTAATGACATTGAAAGGAGGATAACTCTTTCCTGCTCCCGCAAGAGCTTCAAGTCTACTGAATGTTTCATCGAACCCGATTGAATGTGGTGTGTATGTTTCCCAATTGAATGTAACCATTGTCCTTAAAAAGCGACGTTTGCATGTGACCCCAAAGGCATCACATTAATAGTTATAACCGAACAAGAAAAATGGGAATTCGTGAAAACCCCCATCACCATTACGGTTTACTCAACTTCTTGCTTCTTCCGACCAATGTTGTACTTGCTTTCTAAGGTCCACTCACCTTTCTCTTTGAAAGAAAGAACCTTGATCTGATTGAGGGGTGCAAGATCAGCAATCTTTTCTTGACTCTCGCCAGAGATTGATACCAGTCCCCAATCAACTAGAAGTTGTACGATACGATTTCTACGCTGTACATCATTCAAAGAAAGATTTGTTTTCTTGCCGTCTAAAGCAAACAATTCTTTGAAGTGTACAATATAATACTTGCCTTGTTTGTGTAGGATGTGACAGGACTGATAGATCTTCTTTTCTTTGCGCGATGCAACACCAATCCTAGTCAGTGTTTCTCTCACTTTCAAAAAGTCATCTGGTTCATTAAGAACCACTTGTACCATGTCAGCGGATTTCCATTGCAATTCAGTTTCGCTCATTCTTACCACCTTTGCTCAATGCTTTTTTTATATGATCTAATTGATCCTTGGTGAGAATCCTGAGCGCCTGCAGAGCTTTATCGTCATTATAACCATAATACTCTTTGACTAAATCAAGATAATCAATAGAATCTTTACGTGCCCAAGGAGAGAAACGCTTCCTTGGTTTCACACTATTTATAAAAAAGTCATATTGCATCTTCTTGGGAAGATGTGGATTCTTGTTCATCTCATTGGCAAACAAGATAGTGTCAGTGAAAGAACTGAGGCACCTATTAATAATATAAGGAGGATACCCTCGCTCAGCATCAATATCATCATCTAGAATATTCTTTTTAGATTGGTTGATCGAGTACAGGTAGTCTTTTAGTTGGTACGTCATTCCAGTGTCTAATCACTCCACTAATAATAAAAAGGTTGGTAGCCAGGTAAGAAATAAAAATAAGGGTGCG